GAACCCGCCAGCCTCCAGAACCTTCGGGACGTCCAGGCCGCCCTGGTCGCGGAGCGCACGCTGGAGCAGGCCAGGCTTCAGGCGCAGATCACCGATATTGGTCGGCAGCAGTCCCTCGCTCGCCTGGCTGAGCTACGGCTGTCCGAAGCGGCCATTATCAGGCAGGTCCAGGCCGCAGAGGCGGCGCTCGCATCCACGACGCTGGCGTCTTCGGCCGCCGTCACCGCCGCCTATCAGCGTAGGACCGCCGCAGTCGCGGCTGCCGCTTCGGCACAACAGGCCCTGACGGTCGCCACGAACAACGCGAATATCGCCTCTGCGGCCGCCGCTGCGGCATCCAGCTTCCTGGCTCGCGGCATGGGAACAGTGACGGCGGTCGGTGGCCGGCTGCTGGGGTTCCTGGGCGGTCCCATCGGCGTTATCTCGATGATTGCCATTGCGGCCACGGCGTTCCTGGACTTCGGTAGTGATGCCGAGTCCGGCATGGACCGTGCCGCCAATGCAACCGAGTCGGCTAGCGTCCGCATCCGCAACGCCTCGCGGAACATCATCCAGGCGCTGAACCTGGGTGACCTGAAGACGGCCAACTACGACCAGCTCGGCAAGAGCATTGAGCAGATCAAGCAGCAACTGGCCGAGGCCGAGCAGATACAGCAGCGTGCCGAGGCCCTCCAGGACACGGACGTTCCTACGGTGCCGGGCATGGACCTCCCGAGCTTGGACGAAGCCAACGAACGGGTACAGGCGCTGACCGGAGCCCTGCGCAGGCTTGAGGCAGAGCGAGCCGGCGACCGCTTCAAGAACGTGCGCGAGGGCAAGCAGTACCTGGAGAACCTGGAGCGCCAGAACGAACGCCTACAGAACCTCACCGCGACAGAAGAAGCCCTGAACTACCTGCGCAAGGAAGGTATCGACGCCACGTCGGAGCTGGGTAGGAAGATCCTGGATCAGGCCGCCGCCAACCAGAAGCTGGACGCCACCAACAAGGCCGAAGCCGAGTCCAAGCGCCAGTCTGAAGCGGCGGCGCGCAAGAGCGCTCAGACGTCGGAACAACTGCGCAAGAGCCAGGAGGGCTACGTCACCCAGCTGGAACGCCAGGCGGCCCTGCTGGGTATGAATAGCGCCGAGGTTCGCGCCTACGAGCTGGCCGAGAAAGGACTTACCGGAGCGCTAAGGGCCAGGGCAGAAGCTGCCCTTGCTGCTATCGATGCCGACGAGAAGAGGCGCCAAGCCGATGCCAATGCAAGCGCCAATGCCGACCTTCAGGCCGAGTATCTGCGGGCGACCGGGCGCACCGTTGACGCGGGGCTGCTGGAGATTCGGACGAAATTTGACGCGATGCGTCGGGACTTCGAAAAGGCGGGCAACGACGCCGGCCTGGCCTGGATCGACAAGCTAATCCCCGTCGCCGAGGCCAAGGTCCGTCTGGATGACGTCAAGCAGAAGATGGACGACTTGCTGGCCGAGCAACAGCGAGCTGAGTCATCCGTCAACGTCCAGCAGGATGCCGGCGTTATCAACGAAATGGACGCTCGGCAGCGCATCCTGGACATTCACCGAGCGACCTACGAGAAGCTCCAGCAGATTCGGCCGATCCTGGAACAGATGGCCCGCCAGCCTGGCGAGGTCGGCCGAGCCGCTGCCGAATCACTCGCCCAGCTGGACGCCGAGGCGGCGCGACTCCAGCAGACCACGACGCTGCTCGAAACCACCTTGCGGGACGGGCTCACCAGCGGCTTTACCGACGCCATCAAGGGGCTGGCTTCCGGGACCATGGACTTGCGCGACGCCATCACGTCGCTGGGTGAGGCTGTGCTCAATGCCCTGGTGAACATGGCGGCGCAGAACCTCGCGCAATCGCTATCCAGCGGCATCATGGGGCTGTTTGGTGGCGGTCAGCAGGACACCAGCATGACGACCGGCGCGGCGGCTGTGACCGCGTCGGCCGGCGCCCTATCGACTGCGGGCGCCTCGCTGCTGACTGGGGCCGCCGCTATCCAAGCGGCCGCTGCGTCGCTGGCAGCCGCCAATGGCGTCCAAGGGCTGGGCGCTGCTGCGGGTGGTGCGGGTGCGGCCGGAGCAGCGGCGGGTGGCGGTAGTTGGTGGTCCTCTATCGCTGGAGCGTTCGGTTTTGCCAGCGGCGGCCATGTACGCGGCCCCGGTACGTCCACCAGTGACAGCATTCCAGCTCGCCTGTCGGACTGGGAGTACGTCACCCGTGCCGCCGTCGTGAAGCAACCAGGCGCTCTGGCATTTCTCGAACAGTTCAACCGTTACGGCATGGCCGCACTGGCCGGCTGGGCGAATCCTGTTCGTCACGCAACGGGCGGACGTGCCGGCATTCCCGCCCCCAACCTGCCGGCCCCCGTCCGTGTCGGCGCGAACCTGCCCGAACCGTCCAAGAACTTCAGCACCTCGGTCGCCAACTCGATCTACCTGCACGCCGTTCAGGACACGGATCAGATGGCGGCCGACATGTGGGCCGGCAAAGGCGGCGAACACTTCCTGGTCTGGCTGAACAAGAACCGCCAGGCCGTCAAGCAGATTATCTAGGAGTCCCATGGCCACCGAATTCGGCACCGCCGTCAACCACGCCGACCTGGTCGAGCGCCTGGTCCAGTTCCTCACCGCGAGCCCGGACCTGGTCGCAGCTGGGCAGGCCTACGAGAAGGTTTTCGACAACACCCTTCCCGCGTCGGGCACGGCCATCGCCGTGCGCCAGGTGACCCTGCGCGCCCCCGGCCTGGGCGGCACCGACAGCATCTTCATGGGCATCCAGTCCTACGGCGATACCGCCCTGGACTACTACAACGTTCGGCTCATGGGTGGCACGGCGTTCAATCCTGGAGCGATCCCGCCCGGTGGCGACTACTGGACCGCGTTTGCCAACTACAGCCCGCGGGTGCAACTGCTGGCCTGGAACCAGCCGATGCCTTATTGGTTCTTCGCCAACGGCCGCAGGTTCTGGCTGGTCGTAAAAGTCTCGACGATCTACGAGTCGGCCGGCGCCGGCTTCATCCTGCCACCCTGTCCGCCGTCGCAGTATCCGTACCCGCTTGCCGTCGTGGGCTCCTACCGTGGTGACGTTGCAACTCGCTGGTCAGACGTCAGCGACCGGCACCGGGGCATCAGCAGCCCCTATGAGCGTAGCTGCTATCTCCGCGATCCCGCCGGGCGCTGGCTCGGTTTCACTGTCGAAGGAGGGGCTGCCAACGAGTCCGACTACAGCAATCGGACGCTCCTCCCGCTGGGCTGCGGCCGATATGCGGGCAGCAGTGACACCGTGGTCAAACAACTGCGTGATTCGTTCGGGAAGTTCCCGCTCAAAGCGCTGTCGTTCGTCACCCGCGAAACCGAGGGGCGCCGCTATCTGGGCGATTTCGACGGCGCCTTCTACGTGCCAACGCTCAACTCCGGCGCCGAAGACGTCATCACCGAGAACGGAGTCGATCACGTTGTTTTCCAAACCGCCTGGCGCTCGGGCAACCCCTGGCTCTACGCAATCAGAAAGGACTGACATGGCGTATTTCACCGGTACTGCGAACAACCCGTCGGATCTGCTGGGCAAGCTCCGCACCCACGCTGAAACCCTCGGCTGGGTCACCGACCGCGCCTCGGCATCGGAATGGCTTTGTCACAACGCCGACGGCTACTGGTCATTCAACGCCGGTTCCAATCAATGGCAGCTCGCCGGCAATACGGGGTTCGATAACGGCCTGGCGTGGAACGCGCAGCCGGGCAGCTCGGTGCAGAACAACCCGTATTCGTCGAAAGAAGCAACCATAGCGCAGCTCAGCGCCGGGCCATTCACGCGCTATCACCTGTTCGCCACCGCTGCCTATCTGCACCTTCACGTCGAAATCGCTGCCGGTCAGTTCCGTCCAGTGATGATCGGCTCCCTGAACAAGCGTGGCGTCGCCTATACAGGCGGTCAGTATGTTTGCGGCTCGTTCATCTACAGCCCTGGCCAAGCGCTGACAAACAATTGGTCGTCGCACCCCTTCGATGGCTATCACATTCGGTACAGTGGCGGCGGCAGCGTGCTGCGGCTGGACAGCCTTGACGGCGGCCCTTCGCCGGAGTGGCTGCCGTTCGACTACACAACGAACGTCTCGCGACGCGTCGTTGGTCCGGGTCGCGGAAACTACAGCAGCCAGTACCATCCTGACGTCGGTCTGATCGACGCCAGCGCAAACGAGCTGAACAGCTCGACCACCGCTGTGCCCTGCGCTATCTACGCGTTCGGCGCTCAGCAGCGCTCGCGGTACATCGGCGAGGTGCCGGATTTTGGCATATGCAACATGGCCTTCCTCGCGCCTGGTGATCCGCTGGTGGTCGGCAGCGACACCTGGCGCGTGTACCCGCTGCTCCAGCGCGGAACCGCTACCGATTTCGGCAGCACCAGCGCCTGGGTCGGCTATTGCTTCCGGGTGGTCGAGTGATGGCGACCTTTCCGGGGTTCCAGGTGCCAAAGCCGCTGGTGGGGATCGTTGCCGGCATCACGCCGAATATCGACGCCCTGGAGCTGAACCAGGACATCAGCCTGGCAGCGGTCGCGGCCTCGACCTGGGCCGGCGCCTACGCGGCGCATCAGCCGGTAGAGGTGACCCATTCGACGTACCAGGCTGTCCACCAAAGCGCTCTGGAAGAGAACTACTACAACCGCCTGTGGCTGATCCCTACGACCATGGAGCTGGGCAACGTCGTCAGCACCCAGATACGACCGGCATCAGTCTGGAACGCATATTTCAGTCCGCGCACGCTGACCGCCATCGACCGCGAAGCCGCAGACGGCATCACGCTGTCCGGCCAGGCGTCGCCGCCGCTGGGTTTTGCCGCCCTGGAGGAACGCACCTGGACGGTCAGCATCGGCACCGACGGCCCGCCCGTGGTCAATGCGCGGATCGTCTGGAAGCTCCAGGGCGAGCCGGACCTGGTCCTGGTCATCACCGGCAATCGGATCATCGCTTGGACGTTCGCGCCGGACTGGGGCGACAGCATCGTCGAGCGCCTGAGCGCCTCGACAAATATCCTGCAAAGCGAATCGGCCGTGACCCAGCGCCGAGCCATGCGCCTGGCGCCGCGCCGGGAGTTCGAAGCGAACATGTACGCGGTGGACCGCGAGCGGCAGCTGCTGGACATGACGCTGTTCGGCTGGGGCGCGCGCATTTGGGCGCTGCCGATCTGGCCTGATATCCAGCTGCTCCAGCAGCCGCTGGCGGCCGGCTCGCTGAGCATTCCGTGCGACACGGTCGGCCTCGACTTCCGCGACGGCGGTCTAGCGATGCTGCGCGGCGAGGACGCCTTCAACTATGAGGTCGTCGAGGTCAAGGCAGTGACCGCCGCCGGCCTGGACCTGGTCCGCCCCGTCCAGGCCACCTGGGTAACTGGCTCGCGACTGTACCCGGTACGCACCGCGCAGCTGACCGAACAGCCCACGCTGACCCGGCTGACCGATACCGCGCAGTCTGCGCGGGTGTCGTTCCTTGTGATGGAACCCAGCAGTTGGCCCGAGGTGATGCCGGCGACGATGTACCGGGGGCGTCCTGTCCTGGAACAGCGCCCGGACGAAAGCGAAGACCTGACGTCGAGCTATCAGCGCTTGCTATCCACCCTGGACAACGGCAGCGCGATTCCTCGCGTGACCGACGTCGCCGGGATGGCTCTACCGGTCATCGGCCATCGCTGGATCGGCATGGGCCGAGCGGAGCGGTCTGCGTTCCGCAGCCTCGTTTATGCGCTGCGCGGTCAGCAGAAGCCGCTGTGGGTGCCGACTCACGCCGACGACCTGACACTGGTCGCCACCGTCTCGCAGCTGTCCACCGCCTTGGACGTGCGCAATATCGGCTATGCCCGTTTCGCTAACGGCCGGCCGGGCCGTCGCGACATCCGCATCGAGCTGTACGACGGCACCGTCTATCACCGCCGCATTCTCACCAGCACCGAGCTGGACGCCGACACCGAGCGCTTGGCCATCGACGCCGCCCTGGGCCGCCTGGTCGAGCCGACAGATGTAGCGCGCATCTGTTTCATGGCGCTCTGTAGCGCCGCCAGCGACGTGATCGAGATCGAGCACGTCACCGATAGCGAGGGCGTCGCAACCGCCGCGCTGACTTTCAAAGGGGTTCGTGACGATGAGTTTTAACAGCCGCGAAAGCTCGCTCGCGGATGGGCAGCCGGTGCGGCTGTACCAGTTCAGCCGTGGCGCGATCCGCTGGAGCTACAACAGCAGCGACCGGGACATCACCTACCAGAACCAGATTTTCCGCACGGTCCAGGGCGGCATCACCGACAACGGGATCATCTGTTCCGGCGATCCGCAGTCCGACCAGTTCGTCATCACCGCGCCGGCCGACCTCGATGTCGCGCTGCTGTACAAGACCCGGTCGCCGAGCGGTGCCATCGACCTGGTCGTCTACGACATGCACTACGGCGATGCCGAGGCAGCGGTTTCATGGGTGGGTCAGATTGGCGATGTGGACTGGCCGACCGTGGATAGCTGCCGCATAACGTGCGTGTCGGAAGATGAGCTGATGGATCAGCCCGGTCTGATCGACACCTACTGCCGCACCTGCACGGCCATCGTTGGCGACCACCGTTGCAAGGTCAACCTCGTCCCGTATCGCGTGACGCTGACGCCGCAGAGCATCAGCGGCTGGGTGATCTCCAGCGGCGTGGTCGCCGGCTACGCCGATGGGTGGTTTACCGGGGGCTATGTGGAGTGGCAGGTGGACGGCGATAACTACGACCGCCGCTTCATCGAGCAGCACGCCGGGGCCGATCTGCACATCCTGGGCGGCACCGAGGGCATTCCGGCTGGGAGCCAGCTGCGAGTTTATCCGGGTTGCGACGGGCTCGCGGAAACCTGCGACAGCAAATTCGGCAACATCCTGAACTTCCGGGGCTTCAACAAGCTGCAAGGCAAGTCGCCGTTCGACGGCGACCAGGTCTGGTGAGGTAGGTCATGGACCCGATCACAATCAATCTCGTCATCCTGGCAGCGTCGTACATCTTGTCCAGCGTCCTGGCGCCGAAACCGCAGAAACCCAAGCCGGCAGCATTCGATGCCGCTGACTTCCCTCTATGCGAGGAAGGGGAAGATCAAGCGGTGGTGTTCGGCCAGTGCTGGTCGAAGTCCTGGATGGTGCTAACGGTAGAGCGCCGCCGCATGAAGGCCATCAAGACCAAAGCGAGCAAGAAATGATCGTGACTGTACAGCACCTGCACACCGTCCCGACTTGGACGACCCGACAGGGCTACTGCCACGGCCGGGCGCGGGAGTTCTTCAAGCGCCACGGCCTGGACTGGATGGCGTTCTTGCAGGACGGCATCGACGCTGATCTGTTGATCGCGACTGGCGACGCGCTTGCGCTCAAGCTGGTTGAGCACGCGCGCCGGGAGGTGGCTGATGGGCGCTAAACCCAAGGCTCAGACGGTCGGGTGGCGCTACTACTTCGACATCCATTTCGCCCTGGGCAAGAAGGTCGATGAAGTCTGTGCCATCCGGGCGAGTGGTAAGACTGCATGGAAAGGGTCAATCACCAGCAATGGACAGGTCCGCATCAATGCGCCTGAGCTGTTCGGGGGTGACAAGGGCGAAGGCGGGCTCGACGGGACGCTGGATGTCCTATTCGGCGACGAAGACCAGGGCGTCCTGCCGCGCTTGGCGGCGATGCTCGGCGGCCTGGTGCCGGCATTCCGGGGCGTTACCACGTGCTTCTATTCCGGCCTGGTGACTTCGGTTAACCCGTACCCGAAGAAGTGGGAGATTCTGCGCCGAGGCGGGAACCGCTTGTGGGACGGCAACCCCTGGTATCCCGAAAAGCAGTTTGTCTGGCTAGCGGACGGTCAGATCAAAGCGATGAACCCGGCGCATATCCTCTATCTCGTCTACACCGGCCGGGACTTCCGGGGGCTGGCCCGCACAAGAATGGACGAGGCGAGCTGGCGGGCTGCTGCCGACACGTTGTATGCCGAAGGCTTCGGGCTGTGCTTTGAGTGGACCCGGTCCGACAGCTTCAAGAACTTCTGCGAGACGGTGAAATCGCATATCGGCGCTGAGGTTTACCCGAACCGTCAGACGGGACAAATCAGCATCCGCCTCCTGCGGGACGACTACAACGTCGCAGACCTGCCGCTGTTCGACGAGGACAGCGGCCTCCTAGAGATCACCCAGGAGAAGACCGGCTCGACCTCCCTCGCGCCGAGCCAGCTTATCGTCAAGTACATCGACCAGATCGACGGGGCGCAGCGCCAAATCATCGTCAACAACAACGCGGTCGCTGCGTCGCAGGGGCGGCGCTCGTCTGAGGAAATCGAGTTCCTGGGCGTGCCTACCGGGGAGCTGGCCGGGCGAGTCGGTGAGCGGGAAATGCGTCTGAAGACAACCGGCCTGAAGCGCTATAAAGGTGTATTCGACCGCCGCGCCCGTAGCCTGAACCCAGGCCAGCCGTTCCGTATTCGCTCGACCCGGCGCGGCATCCCCGAAACCGTCGTCAGGGTCGGCCGGATCGAGGACAACTTCCTCGGCGACGGCAAGATCACCCTGACGGTCGTCCAAGACCAGTTCAATCTGCCGGCGACTACCGGCGTGGCACCGCCACCACCGGGCTGGACTCCGCCCGACCGGACACCTCGGGCGGTCACAGTGCGGCGTTTGATCGAGGCGCCATATCGCGAGTTGGCCGGGGTGATCGATCCGGCCAACTTGCAGCTCCTGGACGTGTCCGCGTCGTACCTTGCAGCCTTGGCCGAGGCGCCGACGAGCCTGTCGCAGAGCTACACCTTGACCGACCGCGTCGGCAGTTCTGGCGCGTTCGTGGATCGAGGAACCGGCGACTGGTGCCCGACTGGACTACTCGCCGCCGAGCTGCCGCTGGCGGCCGGTCCGAACGTCGTCACGTTGACGAACGCCAGCCGGCTGGAGGACGTCACTGTCGGCCAGGCGGCCGTGGTGGATGACGAAATCGTCCGGGTCGATGCGGTCAATTACGCCAGCGGTACTGTCACCCTGGCGCGCGGCTGCGCCGATACCGTGCCGGCCAAGCACTTGGCCGGGGCTCGGGTCTGGTTCTATGACACGTTCGAAGCGGTGGACGAGACGGTCTACAGCCAGGGCGTGACGCTCCAGGCCCGGCTGCTGACCAACACCAGCGAGGGCCAGCTCGCCCCGGCGCTGGCCGCCACCGACAGCCTCACTCTGGCCGGGCGCCAGGGTAAGCCGTATCCGCCCGGCCAGTTCCGAATCAACGGCAGCGCGTACCCGACGAAGGTCTACGGGGCGCTGTCGGTGAGCTGGGCGAAGCGCGACCGCATCGGCCAAGCTGACCAGTTGATCGATACCACTGTCGGCAACATCGGCCCGGAAGCTGGGGCGACGGTGACGCTCCAGGTTTACAGCGGCACGACGCTGAAGCGCACCTATGCCGGCCTCACCAGCAGCAGTTGGTCCTATCCACTCGCCGAGGACATGGCGGATGGCCCGCTCCAGGACATGCGCCTTGTCCTGCGCAGTGCCCGCGACGGCATCGATTCTTGGCAGCAGCACGACATCACGATTGAGCGCCACGGCCTCGGTTTCCGGCTGGGCGAAGAGCTAGGAGGCGTTTCCGCATGAGTCTTACGATGGGGCCGAACACCGGCCTACTGATTAACGGCGCTCCCGGCGAGGGGCACTATAACGACCTGATGCGTCTGTTGCGGTGGGATGACTTCCTGCGCCAGCCCGTGGTCAAGGGCCGCGTCGCCGCGCTGCCGACCAGCGGCCAGGCCGAGGGTGACACTTACATTTTCACCGGGGCCGGGGCGAACCAGAACCGCCTGGCCCGCTGGTGGGCGACTGGCGCGACCACGCCTATTTGGGAGTACATGCCGCCCAGGTTGGGCTGGCGGGTTCAGGTCGCGAACGAGACGACGCCGAGCGGGCAGGTCAAGACGTATGAGTATTCCGGCACGGCGTGGGTCGAGCTGGTGGGCGGTATGTCGGACGCGCCGAGCGACGGAAAAGCGTATGCCCGCGAAAGCGGCGCGTGGACGGAGCTGGGATCGGCCGCGAAATCGGCGCTCAGCGTTCTGCCGTTCATGAACCTGATGCCCGACATGGGCCGCTTCGCGGGAACCGCAGCCAACCCTCTGGCTACGATGTTCACAACGTCATGGAGTCCAAGCTCGTTTCTCAACGGCTGGAACGGCGCCACCGTTGCAGATGGAGGCAAGTTTGCCTTCGACAACAGCACGAACGGCGGGGCCGGGCCGGCGCTCAATGCGCGGGTGCAGGCGCTGCTCGCGGCAATGGGCCGGACGTGGACGTCAGTGTCTCGATACGGGGTCGAGTTCTTCACCGCCGTTCTGACGGCGGGATCGCAGACAACAACTGGCTCGGCCGGCGCGGATGGGGTTACGCGGTATCTGTGCTGTTCCAACGGCAGTAAGACCGTTTTCAACGCGGGCGCGTGGGCGACGGTGGTCATGTGGCTGCGTGTCGAAAGCGGCTCGGCTCATATCTCCTCGGCGCCCTATACGACCCACAAGCTCTGGATCAATGGCGCTGTCGCTGCGCCTGGCGTGGTGCTGCCTGCGAATCAATGGGTACATCTGCGATTCTCGATGCAGTCATACAACGGCTATGACAACGCATGCCCGTACATATACGCATCCGCAGGGGCTCAGATCGCGTTTGCATGCCCGGCGTGGTTCGGTGGCCTCGTCGATCCAGGCATTCACGTCGCACCCATCCTGACCATCAACGGAGCAAGCGCATGATGAAGCGGGTTCTCTACAAAGGGGCGTTCTTCACTGAGTGGGACGGCCCGCTGGCAGCCATCGCTGAAACTGCCGGGGTGAGCCTGGATGATCTTACGTTCCACCCTGACGACGCGCTGGCCGAGGTCCAGGAGCTGCGCCGGCAGGCATACCGGGACGAGGCTGACCCGCTGCGCTTGGAGGCCGAGTATGACGCCATCGCTACCGGTACAGAGCCGGACCTGTCGGCCTGGGTCGCAGCTGTCAAGGCGATCAAAGAGCGCTATCCGCTCCCCCAGTCCTAAGCGTTTTGATAATTGTGACCAACGTCTCCTTTTTGCTACGGTCCCCCGCTGATGTGCGGAGTAGATAGGGATGTTGGTATGAACGAGATGCTTAGACGGAGACTGCGGGCGGAGCTGCTAGAGGTCGGTTTCCTAAACCAGTGCTGCCTTGACCTGATGGATACCATGGCGTCCGAATTCAGCCTCTCGCAGGATCAGCAGGAATGCTTCGAACAGCTGAGCCGGTTCCTGCGGGAGGGCATCGGCAAGCTGACCGCTCTGTCTGAGCGGGTGGCCGATGGCGATATTGTCGTCCTGTGCTGATCTTTTGACAGTCTTTTGCCGCAGCCGGAACGGCTAGGGCGCGTCATTTATTGCGCAAATCCGCGCCAAATTTCGCGCCGCGCTACACTCCGACGCCGCGTCCCTGCACAGGGACGCGGCGTTTTTCGTTGGGCAGCCACGAAGCCTCTTCGGACGTAGGACGAATAACCGCTTGCGGTTATCCGCCGGCGCGTAGGTGAATGCCGTTTGCTC